CACCGCTGTCGGAACTCGGCAGGCGCGTCTGACCAGTTGACAATTGGCACATCAGCGCCACTGTCTAGGTCATCCTCCCACATCCACTCATCGGGATGTGGTGCCTCCGGTTCCCTCACAATTTTGCCCTTGCACCGTGTCGATCCGTTGGCAGGATAAGCAACAAATTGCTCCTGCTCTTCGAAAGCGATCTGGGCGGGCGGGTCGATCCCCCAGGCCATGAAGAATGAGAAACGTTCATCGGCGGTGGGCTCCTGATAGCCGACCTTAGCCAAATCCGCTTCAGTCACTCCATAGCCCTCCTCGACCCGATAACGGGCTGAGTCGGGAATCTTGATCGGACCAGGATTGTCACGAAGCCACCGGGCGTAGGGCCGCATCATGGGCATCCCAGGGTTAGCTTGAAGCTCACAAGAAATACTTGCTCGCAAATTAGCCAACCTCTCATTGGGAGGCACCACGTAGGGCGATCGCCTCATGGTGTCAAGGATTTTCCTGGGGTTGGGGCAGAAGTAGGGGCCTTTCGTACCAAGGACAATCCGAGCTTGACAAAACTCGGCTTCCCTGACATCATGAACGACCTCCGCCTCTGTCACCATGCCGAACTGCAACATGTATGCCTGCAGGTCTCGCAGCTGGGGCAGCGAGGAGGCATCAACCACAATGACCGAATCGTCGCCGTCAAGCAAAATGTTGCCGACAACCTTCGAGTCAGCCAACCAGGCGGCGAGCATACAGTAGTTGATAATCGAATTCCCGAGGGCTGTATTACAATCCCCGGACATACGCTTACCCTCACACCGATACTCGATGCCACCCTTGGTTTGGCCGTGGTTGTGGATCTGTAGATCCAACAATGCTGTCAAGTAGGGGTCAAAGCCAAAACAGCGCTTGTAGACGCCATGCTCTAACACAAGGAGATCCTTGTTAACATGGGCGTCAAAACGACTGTGATCAGCGCAGATGAACACGGGGGCATCATAAGCATCGGCCATCTCGAGCAGGAGCACAGCTCTCTGACTCTTGGTTAGGCCTTTGGCACACCACCTAAACCCATTATACAGGGTCTGGTGGAACGCCCGATGCTCAATTTGCCACATGTACCGTGTTAGCTCACTATTGTAAGCTTTACTTCTGTACTGAATGGCTCTGTCCTCCTTGGCGGCGAGCTTATCCACATCGTGGAGCTCTACCTTCTGCATGCAAGTGATCCGGGCGTGCCACTTACGCAGCCCACCACGTTTGATCTCTTCAACACCAGAAAGAAACCGCCTTCGGTTCTTGGCAGATTTACCTTTTAGCACTTGCCTAATAGGAGTTTTCCTACAAGGGCCTATGTCCTTTGCTAGGTCATTGGCTATGCGCTTCAAGGTGCGCCAAGGTCCTCCCTTCGTATTAGGCTGTGGAGTCTCCTGAAGATGCCTGTTCACGAGGGTTTTCAACTCCTCACCCACCGTGTGCTCATGCAAGCCAAATTCCTTGACTTCAAGTGCGTACAACGGCAGGTGATTAGTGAAATCCCCGTAAACAGTGCCGGCGCGTGCCTGCACGACAACCGACAAATCCTCCGGCACCGAGACCAGCTCAGCGCCAGGATCAAGCTTCTTAGGAGCAGCCTCACATGGGAGTACTTGGCACCTTAGTTTAAAGCTTGGCCGGCCAGCTCTAGCTGGCTCTGCCTAGCCTTCCCAAAGGTGCGACTGACGGCGCCCTTGACGCGATCCAGGAAGCCAGTGGGCTCACCCTGCCCCCAATGGGCTACGGTGGCCTTGGCCTTCTTGCTCCTGGAAGCGTAGAACGCTCTCCTCTCACCAGGACTTTCCGCCAACACAGCTGCCACGGCTTGATCCACCAGCCCATTGAGCTCCTTGGTGGTCCACACCTCTGTGAGGGTGTCAAACGTGGTGAGGTGGCGGAGAGCTGTGGCCTTGATCCACCGGCACTCCGAATGGGACCTCTTTGAGAAGTCAACCTTGGTGTGGAGGTGGGCCACAAGATTGTCCAGCACCGCTTGGGGTTCCTTGGGGAGAAGGGCCTTTTGATGACGGGCCTCTTCGGAACTCACCATGGGGCGGGTGGGATCAATCTCCTTGTTGAACTCGCTGGAAGCTCTCTGGTTCACCATGTACAGGGGTTGCTTAGCAGCCCTCTTAACATTCGCTGACCGCGGGTGAATCATGGAGCTCTCAGCGGCTCCTTCCCTGCTGGCATCCTGCACCGTGACCTTATCGTCACGATTAAGGACAGCCTCGGCTATCTCATCGGGCTGCGCGGCCAGGATATCGGCTACTGCCGCTTCCCCAGCCACCGCGATAAGGTTCCTCTTGGCCTCCTCAAAAATGGCCTTAACCTTCTCACGCTGAGCGCGCCCTAGCGCCACTACGCCAGACCCCAGTCTTGCGTTTTAGGCGCTGGAGATTAAGCCGAGCCTGTGCCTTGACGAAGATCTCCTTGGCCTCGTCAGCAGTTAGCTCAGCCTCCCTCTCAACCGCAGCCTTGGCCTCAAAGAAGCCGGTCGCGATTGGGGTGGGGCGTTCACCGATATCGAGTCCCGCCGGGGAGGTGACCGTTGGCAACGATGCCACGGAATCCGAACTCGATGAACATGATTTACACAGGTTGGTGCCCCGCCTCATAAAGGCGTTGGTGGGGGGAGTGGCAACAACATAGGAGGGCCTCTTAAGTGGTGCCTCCACTGTGGGTTCGGCTTTGGCAGCTCCAACTGAGGAGGTGCTGACCAATTCACTGCTGAACTCGCGAATGGCGCGAACCGCAGCGTCTGCCTCACTCTCAGCGTCGCTCTCAGATGACATGTCAACGAGGGCGGCGTGGGCCACAAATGTGGCCACCGTGGGGATGGTCGCTTCCTCCTCAGGGTCCGACTCGGATTCAGAGTCTGACACAGAAGGCGCCGTCTTAGGGCAGAGTGGTGGAAACTCCGCCTCAG